CTACATTCTCTTCACCTACGTGACCTGTGTGGCCTACTGCTTCGGCATGTTCTACTATGGTCACCTAAAAAGGGACTTGGTGTGGAATCCTGACCCGCGCATCGCGACTCCGTATCACGTCAGTCTCCACTGGGCAGCGTCGTTCGGCTTGGCCATTGCGATTCTGGTCACCAGTTCATCTCTAGCTCTTGAGCGCTCCAGAACTCCGATGTCCCGTTTGGCAGTTGCCGACGCACCATGAACGGCAGTTTGCGCTGCTCAATCTCCCGCTTGGCCACATTCCACAGGAACATCGGATCCCCCGTCTTGAGACCCTCCAACCCCACAAGGGGCTTGGCGCCGTCTGCAATCTGTTGTGCCCGCGCAGCCAGCATGTCCACATACTCATACTTGGTGAAGTACGGCTGTGTCACGCGAGCCACCTTCAGGGCCTCTACCACCTCAGGACGAAAGACAGGCTTGACTTCAGGGTGGTCCATACTCTCTTGTCTTCAAGGTATCTTCTTTCGTTTTCAATAAATGCCGACACGCCCTGCAGATGCCTCTGACTTCACGCGTGCTCGGCGTATCAATGCGACTATTACAACGGATCCCTCCAAGCAGTCCCGCGTGTACCAGTGGGCGGACAGGAACCTGATCGCTCCTACCGTTCGTGCGGGCGCCGTGTCATTCCCCACGAACACGGTTCTCCGTGATCCCGTCATCAAGTTGTCGCGGTTCAACGGAAGAGTTTATCTGATCTAATCACAAATGCCGACCTTGTCCGCATCTGACTATACGACCTTTGTCAAACTCAAGGCTGCCTCGCTGGCCTACCAGAATGGAAAAGTGCCGACCAATATTCAGACGTCTATGCAGCCCTATGCCACGAAAAGCGCGCTGTATGCTCAGTTGCTGGGAGACCAGGCATCCTTGACGGTGAGCCCTCTTCGGACAACCCTGTCGGCGACAGCCTACGGCCGCGTGGTGCCCTACAATGGGCTGGGTCGTGTCAACAATCCTAAAAATCTGTCCACGGTCTCTTCAACCGCCGCGGGCAATCTTCCCGTTGTGGCGGGCTCGAGGAATCTGGGGACGCGCGCGCCGCCGCTGCCCCGTCCTTACATCGACTAAACACACGTCGCCTTCGTCTCCTCCCTTTGTCGCTCCGCTCCTCAGACGCCCTTCGCACTCTGCTTCCACATCTCATCGCACACTGCGCACTGGTACATCCAGACGACATTGACGGGGTCCAACTTGATCCCCACAATGTCGGACTCCTTGCCCCGCGTCGGGCAGGTTTGGTTCGGGCACACCATGGTCTTGAAGCGGGGCAGCGTGGAGTCGTACTTCAGGTAGGGGTTGATGGAATACTGCACGGAGGTGTCCTGCTTCAGGTCGTGCTCGTAGACCACGGGGTTCTCCTTGGCGATGGGCTCCTCGTAAGGGCAGGAACGGCACTTGAGGAAGGCCCCCTTCTTTCCCTCCGCCTCCCGCTCGACAATGTCGTACAGGAAGTTGGAACACTGAGTGCAGAACTTCATTGTCTTGTGTTTCCCCTAGAGAAATGCTATCCGTTTTCCCTCCGCCCATTCGGGCTTCGGTTTACCCCGCCCATTCGGGCTTCGGTTTACCCCGCCCATTCGGGCTTCGGTTTACCCCGCCCATTCGGGCTTCGGTTTACCCCACCCAACCATTCCACGTTCCCACTTTTGTGCGTTAAAAACGGACCAATCGCAACTGGATTCTTGTCCCCCCTTCAATACAGGATGCAGCCGTCTAAGCTTCGCACCTTTCTTGAGAAGCACGAATCTGATAAGGGTTCGGGCCAGGAGACTCACCAGCTGCGAGCCATCTGCAAAATGTACAATATCTCGAACGAAGACGATCTCGCGCACTTCTATGACCTGTATGCCGACTACGTGAAGAATGTTGGCATGCTGACCATCACGGAGAAGATGACGCCCATCGGCTCGTTGCGTGTGGATCTGGACTTCCTCTACGAGGGAAAGGTCGAGGACCATCGGCATACCCAGGCGCAGGTGGTGTCGTTCGTCAAGGACTACATGGCAGAGGTGAAGCGATATCATGCCATTCCCGACGAGAGCGTGATTGAGGTGTGCGTGATGGAGAAGCCCGAACCGACCTACTATCCGTCGAAGAACGAGTCCAAGTCGGGGATTCACATCGTGGTGCCACAGATCAAGACCAACAAGGGCGTTGAGAATGCGATCAAGAACGCTCTGCTTCCGCGAATGGAGACCTACTTCCCCGCTCTCGGGTTCAAGTCGGGAAAGGGTTGGCGCGATATCTACGATTCTGCAGTGCTGAACCACAGCACGTGGTGGCCGTTGCTCCGTTCGGGCAAGCCGCTTGAGAATGGCGTTCAGCCCTTGCCGTATCGGTTCAAGTATACCGTGGACTGGGACTCCAAGACGGGGGAGACGACGGTGGATGACGAGGAGCCGCGGATTACCTCCGATCTGATCCGTAAGTATTCGGTGCGAGCCCATTCTGCAGATGCATCGCCCTTGACGGAGGCGGGTAAGCTGTATGATCGCGGAGAGGAGCCCGTGCGGATCTCGGGTGGTGCTGCGGCCCTGCCTGCGCGTGGCCGCCCTGCTGTGCGTCCTGGCGATGTGAACTCCCGCGGTTCGTCGCCGACTCGCATGACGGTCCAGACGCCACTGACGGAGGATCAGTTGCGCAGGTTCCGCGATCACGTCTTCAACTTGGCCGAGTTCCGTTACAAGACGTACCAAGATTGGATCAATACAGGTCTCTGCATGAAGAACATCCACTCGGATCTGGCGGGCACGTGGCTGGAGTTCTCTTCGCAGGGCGAAGGGTACAAGGAGCGTGAGGCCATTGCAAAGTGGGACTCCTTCACGTTCCGCAACGACGGTGCCCGTCTCAGCGAGAAGAGTCTGCTGAACTGGTCTCGAATTGACAACTTTGACAAGTACGAGGACATTGAGAAGCGGAACATTGATTACCTGGTGAACGAGGCGGTGTCCACGCAGACAGAGCACGATGTGGCATTGGTGGTGTTCTCGATGTACCGTGACATGTACAAGTGTGCTCGGTTCAGTTCGTCCAACTGGTTCCGTTTCATGACGCACACGTGGAAGGAGACGGACAAGGGCATTGACCTGCAATGTCGTCTTTCGAATGAGGTGGCGCGGCGCTTCTGGGACCAGGCCAAGATCTTCATGTCGCAGATGGAGGATATTCCGCAGTGTCCCGACGGCAAGCACGAGGAGACCACCTGCGACCGCTGCCGTGCGGAGAAGAAGCTGAAGACCTACACGGACATGCGCATGAAGCTGAAGACCAGCCGCTTCAAGGAGAATGTGATGCGCGAGTGCCGCGAGTTGTTCCTCGACGAGGACTTTGTGAACAAGATCGATGAGAACCACAATCTGATTGCGTTCAACAATGGTCTGCTGGACACCCTGAAGATGGAGTTCCGCGATGGAAAGCCCGAGGATTACGTGTCCTTCTCCACCAACCTAGACTATGATGACGAGAAGCCGCACTACCAGCACGACTGCTGGAACGAGCTCAACAAGTTCATCCACGATGTGCTGCCCGATCCCGAGGTTCGGACGTACTTCCTCGCGTGCCTGTCCACGACCTTGTCGGGGGCCAATGAGTCGCAGAAGTTCCATATCCTGACGGGCAACGGATCCAACGGCAAGTCTATGCTCATGAATCTGATGATGAAAACGCTGGGCGATTACGCAACCAAGGCATCGGTGACGATGCTGACGCAGGGCCGCGGCAAGACGGGGTCTGCGAATCCCGATTTGATGAGGCTGAAGGGCAAGCGCTTTGCCACCATGTCCGAGCCCGACGAGGGTGCGTCGTTCAACAGCGGCTACCTCAAGGAGTTGACCTCGTCCGAGCCTGTCATCTGCCGCGATCTCTACGCAGGGTCCAAGCAGATGGTGGAGTTCATTCCGCAGTTCCGCTTCTTCTTCTCGTGCAACGACAAGCCCGTGATCAACACCACGGATGGCGGCACGTGGCGTCGTTTGGTGGTCGTGGACTACCCGAACAAGTTCGTGGTGAGCCCGAGCAAGTCCCACGAGAAGCTGATGGACGAATCGATCCAGGCCAAGGTCGTGTCTCCCGAGTGGGCCGCGTGTTTCCTGTCGTATCTGGTTCACATCTTCAAGGAGGGCAATGGTCACCGCAAGCTGACCCCGCCAGCGAAGGTCATGGCGTATACGAGTGATTACAAGGAGGACAATGACGCGATCGCCAAGTTCCTCCGTGAGAAGATCCACACACCGCCGCAGACCCCAGCCGAAGGCGAGGAGCGTGCATCCGTTACGTGGACATCAGTTCAGATTATGTTCAATGAGTGGAAGCGGACCAATGACGTGCAGCGCTTTGGAGTGGGCGCGTCAGGTGCGGAGCTGAAGAAGCGTCTGGAGGCGGCCCACGGCAAGGTTCCTAGCGGCGGGTGGACCTCCTTCCGACTCGGCGACGCTTAGACTTGGACTTCTTGCGGTACGTGCGGTGACGGCCCCCCGTGGCGGGCGGGGGCGCACCAGGAGGGGCACCTGTGGTAGTCGCAGGAGGCGGGGCAGGGGCAGTGGTCGCGGATCCAAACGGATTGAGGCGTCGGAGGAAGTCCATTATGAGTTACTTCGTTTTTATTCCGCAAGGACAGGTTCACGGCGGGCACCGATGCGGCTCAGGACGTAGGTGCGGAGAAGGCCGATTGTGAACACGACAATCACGAAGGAGACGATGAGGTTGATGAGGTCCACCAACGCCTGTCCAATCTTCAGGTTCGTGGATCCGAACTTGACCGTGAAGGCCGAGACGCCATTCTGCGCCGACACTGCGGGGGCCAGGAGCGGCATGATGATGCCGTCCGTGAGGGAGCTGAAGAACTTCGACACGACACTGCCGAGGTAGAACGCCGCCGTCAGGATGATGATGTCACGAGTGTCCAGCATTTTGTTTTCAGGTTCACATTCTTTTTGGGGAGGTGTATAATGAAGATCCGTAGCGCCGCATTGGATCAGATGGCAGGTGACTGCCCATCCCTGCTTGCGTTTGACTGCGAGTTCTGGCACAAGGGTGAGGTCTTTTTGCCCCGCGAGATTGGCGGATACCATCTGACTCGCGCAGGAGATTCGTGGAACGTGACGGAACCGTTCTTTGCAGTCTTGCCTCCACCTCCAGGCCAATTGAATCGTGTGTCGTCCAAGTTCTCCACCACCACGCCTGAGACGGCCGAATCCCTCGACATTCTGGAGGCAACATCGAAGTTCGCCCCTGAACTGCTGGGGGATAACGATATGGTGAGGGAATACTTTTTCGACCCCGAAATCATACCCCATATCAAGCATTTTTCGTGGTTGAAGAACTTCATCAAGATCATGTCCCAATCTGTGGTGGTGATCAAGGGGGATATGGACCTCAAGGCATTGAAGTCTGCGTGTCGGACCCAGGGATTCACCTACCATGCTCCGTTGGGAATCGTGGACATTGCCACTCACAATCCGCAGTTCACCAAGCGATGTGGAACAGCCAAGTTGGAGGAGACCTACGACTGCATCAAGAAGGAGTTGTCCCCTACCCTGAAGAAGGCGTTTCCTGTTGGCAAGGCCCACGATCCCATCTCCGATGCAGCCATGACCATCCAGATTGCCGCGTGGCTTGCTCAGAAAGATGTTAAGTAGACACAATGGATACCAGGTGGTTCGGGCCGAGTGGGTGGGAGTTATTCCACCTGATTGCCTTCCGTTCTCCCCACCCCGACGATGTCTTGAATCTCATGAAGGATGTGCTGCCCTGCAAATACTGCCGCGCCAGCACCACCAAGTATGTCCACGACCACCCGCTCCGCCTTGCAGGCTCCGACACCTCCTCGGGCCCAGGCAAGTGGCTCTACGAGATCCACAACATGGTGAACAACAAACTCCGCACCCAGTGTGCGGACGATCCCACCGTGGTGAACCCTGGACCCGACCCCGCATTTGAGGCTGTCAAGGCCAAGTATATGGCCATGAAACCCACCAAGGTCCCAGGGCGTGACTTCCTGATGTCGGTGGCCTACATCTACCCGAATGACCCTCAGCAGACAGACATGGCGTTGCAGCGCACGTTCATGCATGCTCTTGCCAAGGCCTATCCATTCGAGGAGTTGCGGACCGTGTTCGCAGAGTATGTGGAGGCCCACGAACCTGCTCTGGAGTCCCAGCGTGTGTATACGAAGTGGATGTATGGACTCCTCAAGGCATTATCCTCGAAAACGGGTTCGCGGATCCCTACCTACCGAGGGTACTCTCACCATGTGGCATACTACAAGAGTGGGTGCTCCAAAAAGTCCTACCACGGAAAGACCTGCAGAAAGATGCGAGGAGGCGGCTACACCAAGCAGCGAGACCACGGTCGGACTCATCGGATTTCACACCGAGAATTACTTGGCTAAACAACGAGACGAGCGCGCCACATTGTGTATGCAAGTGTATCTTATGTGTTGGTTCGTGTTTACGGTCTATGTAATCTGGGCATCCCTTACATGATTCCCATGAAGCCCTTACGGCTCTTGCGCCCCGACTTGCGGCCACGGCGCGTCTTCTTCGCGGCAGGGCCAGCGGACGCCGACTTCTTGTAGGTCAGCTTCGCCGCCTTGATCACCTGCGAGAGGCCCATGCCCTTCTTGTAGGTACCCTTGCGCTTCATGTCGGCCATTGTGGACTTCACGTGAGAGAGCCAAGCGTTTGCCATTTTGTTTACCACGCGTGAAAAAGTTATACCCTCTCGATGAATCCAGCACCCGACCCTGCCAGATTCCACTGGCATCCAGACGCGACGATCTCATTGTCGCCCGCATACACATTTTTGGACTTGTCGGACACGACCAAGACCAAATTATGTGCCGCAAACTGCCTCAACTCCTCTGGATCGCGAGGGTGGAGGGCACGGGCATAGTCGAGGCGCCGCAGACCCGAATCGCCCCACGACAGGGTCACCAATGCCTCCAGATCCGAACCACGGGTCTCGGGACCCGACACCAGAATCAACTTGTTGGCCAGCGAATCGAGGGGGAGTTCGGCCAGTTCGGGCGTGGGCGGCACCAGATGGCGATGCAGGGTCTCGCGCAGGGACTTGGCCACTGCATTGAGGGTCACGGTGGTATCCGTGTGGAACACCAAGGACAGGATGAAGGGGTCGCGGCTCGGAAAGGCCTGGTTCAGGATGGCCACACACACGGGCTCGAACTTGTTCTCTGACTCCGCGCCCCGCAAGCTGCTGCCCAAGACGACAGGGCGATCCTGCTGGTCGGATCCAATGTGCAGTTCCATCAGCCGCATGCCCTTCTTGATCACCGACACGGGGTCCTCGTAGGCCGCACCCGCCACGTAGTAATCCGCCACGCGCTTTCGTTGGGTGTTGGCAGGTGTCGGCATCTCCCCACCCACTTCACGCGTAATCAGGTAGCCTGCGAGGGCCATTGCAGACACACCCAAGAGAACTTCCATTATGTAGTTGGACGACTACTTTTCGGGCATTTTGAACAGGAGGTTGCGGAACGCGTTCATCTCGTCGTCAGGAATCCGACGGTCCATCGGAAGGTTGAGCAAGCAGGCGTAGTGGAAGTACAAACAATACATTCCGCACTCGGAATCCTTCTGCTGGTGACGAATGGTATTGTAGGAGAGCCGCATGGGTTCCTGCCCCGACACTGCATCCCATTGCCCTTGCCACCGCGTCATCAATTCAATGATCTGCGGTTCGGGGTGGTGGGCATACGAATCAAAGTAGGTCATGCGGGGATAGGCCAGATCGGGGCGAATATCCACGAACGCCGCAATCCAGTGCTCCCCTGGACCGTCGGACGTGTCGGTGTTGAAGACAATCCCGATCCGCGTCTTGCCCTTCTTAGCCAGCTTGTCCAGTCGCATGGAGCACAGAGCACTCACGATGCACTCGGACAGCTCGGTCTTCTTGTCAAAGTCGATGGGCACACAGCCCACAAAGTAATAGCCGTCAAACAGCTTGGCATACTGCCGTTCCACCTTGTCAATGTCATCGCTCGATAGCCAGTCCGTGCGCTTCTGTGCCCAGTCGGGCGGTGCGTTCGGAGGGGCCATCAAGGAGGACACAATGCAGGAGGGCGTTCCTTCGGCGCACTTGGAGTGCAGGCGCTGTTGGAGGTCAGCCCACATCTTGGTCGGAGATCCCTTGGCGATAGGAGTTTCTTTGCGATGGGTTGAACTGTAGACCTCTGCAAGCCGCTTGATTTCCTTCGCGTCAAACAGCGATCCTACGGCCATTGTTAAAAACGGACGCTTTTAATCTTGCTAAACGAAAGACAACACGATGGAGAACCTCAAGCCCGTTCTGAGCAAGTACATCCAGACCACCAAGCGGCTCACCGAGATGAATGCGGACATTGCCGAGGTTCGTGACATCAAGCGGACTCTGGAGCTGGATTTGGCCGCCGTCTACGCCACCAACACCCTTCCCGATCGCATCGAGCTGAAGGAGTCCAAGATGACCTTTGCGGTCAAGCGCCCCAACCAGTGGAAGAAGGGCTGGACCCTGTCCAAGAAGACCTTGGAGACGTATCTGCGTGACATCCTGGGCGAGAAGGGCCAAGAGGTCATGAAGGAGATTGTCCGTCGTCACGAGCCGACTCTTACGGAGGATGATTTCGGATTCGAGTTGAAGTTGATGGGGTCCTCCTCGTCTTCGGGTGGCGGCGGACTCGACCCGTGAATGTACAAAATGACCGTGGGGTTCGCAGCCCAGTAGGACACGCGGAGGAACCCTAGGCAGCAACAGCAGCCTACGGCAAGGAGAACAATAGATGTACTGACAACTGCAGTGGCGCTCATTGGAGTATTGTTTTTGCTTGGGTGTAGACGGGTGGTGATGCCTTGAGGGTCTCTTCCATCTCGCGAAGGAGTTTGGACAGTTCATTGAGGTGTCGTTGGGCTTCCTTGGCGTTTTCATGGGGTAAGAATCCGTGTTGAATACGAGTGACTGCGCACGACAAGGTTTGCTGAGTCTGAAGCACGCGGTGAGCCAGCGTGCACAGATGCTTCACCATGAACGTGATATGCGTTAATGCCAGAAAATATGTTTAAGCCCGACGCGATCCGCGACGGCGACGGGTACGGCCACCCATCGGCGGAGGAGGGGGGCCCCGACGACCAGTGGAGGGATTCGTCACCGAGCCCAGCGGCCCAGAAGGAAGCGGAGGCGGAGGCGGAATATAGGAGGCCTGATTCTTGGCCTTCTGCTCCTCCAAGTACTGCTTAAACAGGCGCTGCTCTGTGCCGATCACACCCCCACGGCGGCGGCGGGAACGACGACGACCACCAGTCGAGTCCAGAATGGCATAGAACTTGTTCACGTCCTCCTCCGACGCAGTCTCCATCCACACCCTGACAGCATCGGCCTTACCTTGGAGGTTATCGTCGCTGACTGCCGAGTATCCCGTCACCAGTTCTGCGATCTTCTTTTCCTGTTCATCTGCCTTACGGACCTCCTCGTTGTGGGCATCAATCTTGGCCTTCATCTCGGGAGTAAACCGAAGCGTGAGACCAGCGCCGCCACGACGACGAACTGAACGAGTACGACGAGCCATTTTCCTTTACTCCAGAAACACTTCACAGCCCGTCGTCTTCCCGCTCCTTGAAGTACTCGAGCAGTTTGTCCGCAACGGCCTTATCCGTGAGTTCAAACACCCCGCTCCAGTTGGGGCGCACGATGCGCTGCACATCGGCCACGCCGTCGACGATCTGGTGGCGGTCCACATACTTGCGGTTCTTGTGTGTTCCGTGCCACAGGTGGTACACCTTGCCCGAAGTACAGGACATGGTGGGCTTTGGCATCCTGCGGTACTCGGTGAAGGAACGAACGAATGCGGGTTTGAGATATCCCTTGGGGAACTCGACGCCCATCCACGCCGCGGTGCTGAGGGTGTCGCCACTGCCTGTGATGCCGTACTCGTAGAATCCGTATTTCTTGAACCACGACCGCTGGAACGCCCACGCGAACCCTGGATGGTAGACGTGGTCATAGGTCTTGGCTCGATTCATGTAGACGACGCTTGACCGTTCCAGCATGGCCTTGGCATAGGTGATATCCAGCCACACGGCCGACGAGAAGGGCTGTACAACCTGGTGGGTGACCAACTTCTTAGAGGTGTCGATATACCAGGTCTTACTCGTGAACACCAAATCCGCATCCATGAACATGACCTTGGAGTAGCGCCAGGGAATGCGGTTCTCCAGGAGACGGCAGAGCTGCTCCTTGTTGAAGAGGACGTTCTTGGCCCAGACGTGGAAGGCATCCGCAATCTCAGGTTCCTCCTTGCCGTAGACCAACTCAAGGGTGTAATACGGCAGTTTGGCACGCTTCAATTTTTCGACGGTATACAGATAGTTCATCAGCATGCGCTTGGACTTGGCAGGATTGAAGAACACCAATCCAATGGCCATGTCACGGATCAAGGGGTTGTCGTAGATGCAGGTGGCTACATCCACGACAGTCTGTGTTTTCGGAGGCTCCTCGGGGATGCCTGGTCCAAGATTGTATGCAAAGGAGAGTGCCTGTCCCATTACTGCTTACGGCGAGAGGTTTTGCGGCGGGGTTGGCGACGGCGTCCTGCAGTCGACTTACGAGGCGGCGCCGCTTTCCTAGGTATGGCCGCAATCCTAGCGATGTTGGCATCTTTATCTGCCTTTACATCAGCATTTGCTTTCGCGAGTAACTCCCCCGCCTTGGTAGCCTCTTCGGTCAGACGCGCCTGCTCGTTGGTCGCCGATGCGAGGCGGCTGGTTGCCGCGGTATGTTGGTCGCCAAGGGTGTCTGCTTGGCCCTTATAGATACCCGATACCCTCTTCAATGCAGACGCATCTAGAGTAGAGCTGGTTGCTGCGGCCTTGTCTTTGGCCAATTGAGACTTCAGTTCGTCGATCTCCCTCTGACGCGCTTCATACTCGGCCATTCTCTTCTCCCTCGCCGCCACCTCTTCGGGGGTTTCCCCACCCCGCATGGACTTCCGCCGTGCGACGCGCTTCCGAGAACGAGTCTTAACCATTTACATCTCCCCAACAAAAAACCAGCCACCGCGTTTAGACGAGAGGCGGCACCCATGAGTATGAAGGTTACATTCATTGGGAACTGTCAGTTGGTCGCGCTGTGCTACTACATGCAGCATCTAATCGACGATGCCACATGGGTGTGCTATGGCCCCGAGTTCCTGCCCTTTCTTGACCCGTGGAGCGAGAAGTGTGTCAGCAAGATCCTTGACCACGACGGGGCAATTGCACGTGTCCGAGAGAGTGACGTCATTGTGTATCAGGAGGTTGTTGGAACAAAGTCGACGTTCTGCAACGAACAGACACTCCGCGCGTTGGCGCCCAGCTGCACGCTCCTCAAGGTTCCATCTATTCAGTGGGACTACAGCGACGCCGACATCCTCAAGGGACTGCAGGCCCGTGAGATTGCCAACCGCGTGGACATTACCGCATCTGACATGTTTGAGCGGTTCAAGGACACGAAGCTGATGTTGGACATTTGCCATCCCACCACGTTCATGTTCCTCGAGCTTGTTCGAGAGATCTGCAATCGAACGGGCTTGAACTTCTTCACAGACGAGCAGGTTGCTCGGTTTCTGGAGAATGAGAACCACATGGGTCTCCCTGCGCCGCCTGAAAAATGAATACTCCTGCCACAAGTTAACACATTGTCATGTACTCGCCCTACAACCCAGGCAACCGCGTCTTTACCGAGTCCGATATTCATCGTATCCTTCATCGCCATGGTCTTCCCCATTATCGTGTGACGCATCGCAAGGTGTTTCAGACGGCAATGGTCCACACGACCTATGTGCGCCGCTCTGAATACACCACCCCCGATGGACAACCTGCGGAGTTGGCGCCTTGTCCTCATGGGGTGATGCCGCTGCAGGATGAGAGTTACGAGTGTCTGGAGTTCGAGGGGGATTCCGTGCTGGGTGTGTGTATTGCCACCTACCTGCGGAAGCGCTACCCCGAGAAGAAGCAGGGGTTCCTCACGGATGCACGCAAGGAACTGGTGAACAATGAACGGTTGGGGGAACTGTCCAAGACCATGGGTCTGAACCGATTCTACGTGATCTCCCGCCACAATGAGGATTCGGTGGCCATTGACGGGCGCAATAACGCCAAGAAGTTGGGGGATATCTTCGAGGCCTTCCTCGGGGCGTTATGGACAGACTGCGGCAATCGGTTTGCCGTCGTCTATGCATTTGTAACTTCCGTCATGGAGACCTACTTGGATGTCGACGAGATTGTGAACTCCGCCACGAACTTCAAGGACCTGTTCCAGAAGTACTGCCAACGGGAGTTTAGGTGCACGCCCGTCTACGAGATGCGCTCCAACGACCCCAAGAAGAACGAGATTGTGGTCGCCGTGATGGTGGAGGGCAAGGTCTATGGAATCGGTGTGGGAAGCACGCGGAAGAAGGCCGAACAAACAGCCTGTCGGGAGGCCCTCACAGCAGTCGGGGAAGTCCCTTCTTGAACGAGCGACGACCACCTGTGGGCTTCGCCACTCCGTCTGGACCCACCACCATTGACTCCCCTGTCTTGGGTTCTGCGATGAGATTCCCCTTCACCCTCCTGAGGTTTGGTGGCCCTATGTCAGATTTGTCCGCGGTCCGCACTTCAAGGCCGACTTCAATATCATCATCTGCCTCGACCTCGGCGGCCGCGGGCTCGGTGAAGGCCTTGGCCGCGGCGGCCTTGATGTCACCAGGAGTCTCTGTCACGGCGTTGATCGCGGATAGTTTTTCGATCGCGTCTGCATCCCCTTTCCCCGACAGACTCTCTATCATTGCCTTGTTCAGAGCGTCCTCTTGGGCCCGCAGAGCATTTTCTTTGGCGCCGATATCGCTCAAGTCCACCGACTCTGGTGCTGGTGGGGGCGGTGCGGCTGGTGCGGCTGCTGCGGCTGGTCCGTTGTTTCCGCGGGTCTCGTCAACGAAGCCGCCGTCGGGCGTCATGTACTCTCCTGCATATTTGTCCTCAGGGGCTTCGAACGTTTTGCCATATTCAGGTCGTCCACCGCATTGGTCTTTTGTTGTTCCACTCAGTACGAGGAAACTTCGAACAATCTTTATCACGTTCTCCTTCGTTGCGTATCCCGCAAAGAGGTGGTTCGTTAGATTCACGGCCGCCTTACGGGCGTAGTAGTACGCAGTTAGCTGTGCTGGTTGGCCTGCCGCTGTCCAGCGTGGCAGGTCCGAGAGTCCTTTCAGGACCGACAGAATGTCATAGACGCGGGCAATTTGGACGTAGTTCGTTTCGTCGTCTGGGCCACTAGCTTTGGCATTCAGCCATGCTTTGAACTTTTCAGCGTTCCCAAGCTCCGGCTGCTTAAAGTCCTGTACCCAACCGCGCGCTGCCGTGGGTTTGGGGAAGACCTCGCCGTATGCTTTCCGTATCTTCTTGAACATCCGTGCAATGTAAAAGTGCTGCGAAAGGCTCATGTAGTAGTTCGGGTTATCGAACCTGGAATAGAGAGCGTTCTTGAGAATGTGGCTTGGTGTCGCGCCAGGCATATCGGCGGCATCGCGAATCTTCATGCGCCCGACATCGTGAATCACGGGCTTGCCATCGAACATGATCGCCATGTTCCCGCGGTGGAGGTCGGCGTGTATCATGCGGCCGTCGATGCGGAGCAAGACGCGCAAGAAGGCACACATGGCATTGCGCTGCGGTTCGGGGTCAAGGTCTATGACATCCCTCTGTTGGGTTCGGGTTACGAGTCCGAACCAATTATCCTTTCCGAAGCGGTTTCCTACACTTATAAGTCTGGTAGTCTTTTCGACCTCGTTTTGCGACCTAACCTTTGCGAGGGTGGCATTGTAATCCACTGGATAGATAGCATCTTGGTTTACCACCAAGTTGAAGTGCATCTTCACAAATGGCTGATTGAAGGGTTCAGTGTCGTCGAGCATCTTCCTCAGTATTTTGTGAACCCCGAGTTCGCCGTCGCCTTCCGAGACCATGCGAACGACAGGATTGTATTTGGCGATCCACCCGTTGAACTGCTCGGGATTCGGGTTCAACATCACTGGGAATCCGTTCCAATCAGCCACTGCTTCATTGTTGAACACGGGAGTGTCTGCCCCCATCCACTTGAACTTGCCGCCCGTTTGCGGGGCAAGTTCCTTGGCATACATATTGTCACGCGTGTTCTTGTAGCCCTGCTTGACATAGAAGGGAACTGCGTCGGGAAGGGCATCGAGCAGGACCCGCTTCTTGCCGTTGAGAGTCGCCATGGACTCCACGAACTTCAGGGCGTTGGCTCCCACGCCCTTACCACGCGTGGACTCGTGGGCACACAGCGCATCCACCTCGAGATCGTCGCCAACGAAGTTCACAATCGCGAATCCCTTGGCCTTCTCGATGGGAAGGTTACCGAGCGGGTGTTTGGCCCGCAGAATGTCAACCTCGTGCTTCTTGCCAAAGAACAGAATCAGTGCAGCCGAATGGGGCACCTTGGTGAGGTAATTGGCGTCGATAGTCTCGTTTCCATTCACGCGGCAAATGTCCGCCAAGGCCCCCGCCTGTCCAACGGGAAGTCCTGTGATCCGCTCGGTTTGTTCGGGTGTCTTGATCGTGTCGTCCTTCACATAAACAACGTGGGTCTCATTTCGTTCAATGGTCTCGTTCCGTTGTTTGCGAGTGCGTCGGCCCGCCTTCATCGGCTGCGTCTCGAGGGTGTGTTTGCTGCAATTGACCTTCTTCAGTGTCCGTCCCTTGGTTTGGAGGACGGACTTTGTGCAGACAGCAATCGCACGCCCCTCCGCTGTGCTACGGTCCTCGGATCCTGGGCGGGCCTTCAAGGTCTTGCGGACCTTCTTCACGCATCGGCAGAACCTGTCGACCTGCGGCTCCCTCATTGTTCAATCGCAGAAGAATATATCCTCGCAAAAGATAAACACAATGGGCGGTGGTCTTCTTCAGCTCGTTGCCTATGGAGCACAGGATGCCTACATCACAGGCAACCCCCACATCACCTTCTGGAAGGTCATGTACAAGCGTCACACCAATTTCGCCATGGAGGCCATGCGTGTCAACTTCACAGGCACGGCCCAGTATGGCCAGCGCGTGGTGGCCATCGTGAACCGCAACGCCGATCTGATCTACCGCACGTACCTCGAGGTCACCCTGCCCGACACAACAGCGGTCGCGACGGGTGCAGCCAAGGACGTCTACTGGACACCTGGTGGCATGCGCCGTCTCGGCTTCCTCCTGCTGGAGAAGGTCGAGGTGGAGATTGGTGGCCAGATCATTGACCGTCACTACGGCGAGTGGTGGTACCTCTGGGAGTGCCTGACGGCCTCGATGAACCAGGTCAGCAAGGCGGATCAGTTGCTGGGTGGTCCTACTGGTGGCACGAAGACGACCCTCACTGTCTGCAACGGTCGCCCGCAGGTGCTCTACATCCCGTTCGGCTTCTGGTTCAACCGCAACCCTGGTCTGGCGCTGCCGCTCATTGCCCTGCAGTATCACGATGTGCACTTCAATGTGTGGTTCCGTAAGGCTACGGACCTTGTGACGACGTACAACACGTGGCTCCCTGGCGCGCCGCCGAACACTGGCGGCCAGAACTGGCCGAGCATCGCGGCCGCTGCGTCGGCTCTTCCGCCCCCGAAGGATGCCGCCATCTACATTGACTACATCTACCTGGACACGGACGAGCGCCGCCGCTTCGCCCAGGACTCCCACGAGTATCTGATTGAGCAGCTGCAGTACTCCCTGCCGCAGACAGTCACGTCCGCCCAGGCCCGCCTGGACCTCACACTGAACCACCCCATCAAGGAGCTGGTGTGGCTCTTCCAGGATGCGCGCCGCCTGGACTGCTCGCTGCCGTCGGGTCTGCCTGGCGACTTTTACACGGGCAACCCGATCGTGGCGAATAGCCAGGGAACGGCCACGACGTCGTTTGGCGGCTACACGCAGCCGTTCGCCTACGACGACATTGTCAACCGCGCCCGTATCCAGCTCAACGGACAGGACCGCTTCGATGAACGCTATGGCGATTATTTCTGGAAGGTCCAGCCCTACCAGCACCACACGGGCGGCGCGATGCCCCTTCTCAATGCGTTCGTCATTGAGGACGGCACGACGACGAACAGGGACAAGGTGTTTCAGGGAACCGTCAACCCCATCAACGTCTACTCCTTCGCCCTCCAGCCCGAGGAGCACCAGCCGTCGGGCACGTGCAACTTCTCGCGCATCGACACGGCGACCCTCGTCTTCGATTCCGTCAAGGCTGGTGGCGTGTCGGGCTTCCCGACCAAGAGCACGCCCTTCGTGTTCCGCCTGTATGCGATCAACTACAACGTCTTCCGCGTCATGAGTGGCATGGGTGGCCTGGCGTATTCTAACTAAACATCTTGATGAAGAACAATGCCTGGACTTGACAGGTGTACAAAAAAACAAGTTGATCCACAATTGGTATCGGTGGGAAGTTGTACGTATGCATATGCAGACCCAGATAAGACTGGACCCACTCCACCTGGAATGTATGCAACCAAAATTAGTGGTCAGAGCCGCGATGTCTACAAGTTTCCTCTTGATCCGTACAAAAGCGGCCGTCGCAAGACCCGCGCCCGTCGTGGCCGCAAGAGCCATCGCATCACTCGCCGTCGCTAGACCTTTGCCTTCAAATCCCACTCTGTAATATCAAGATTCGGTGTACATCCGCGAAGCCCCAGCGTCTGCTGGAGCATGATGGGGGCATTCTCTCCAATTCCTGGACACTTGACGTGATCGTAGCCTAAAATGTGGCCGATCTCATGCGAGACCATATACTGCCTGTAATTGTCCAGATCCTGCTGGCTTCCCCGTGCCCCATGCAACCACCGCAATGAGTTCAACCACATCCGACGACCACCCAGTTCTGCGCAGGACAGGTAGTCATCGCAGCCAACCTTGCGGAGAGACGCAGGAGTCGAGAGCATAATGACCACTGCGGGGTTGCGGTCCACCCGCTTGAACCGATAGCCATGTCCTTCCCATCCGTTAGGGTCCGAGAGGTAGATCTCGATAAGATCAATGAACTCTTGGTTAGGGAACTTGACGTCAGGGTCAACCGACGCTGTGTAGGTCACGACCTTCATTGTCTTTGGAAACGGAAAGTTCCCACAAGAGCATGAGGAGAGTGTCGCCATGAAGTGTCCACACTGCAAAAAGAAGAGCCACCTTGCCTTTGCTTGCGTCTGCGGCGTCGAGTTCTGCGTCAAGTGTCGAACCCCCGAGGTTCACGAATGTATCGTCAAGGAGGAAAGGAAAATTGAGTTAACTAAGGTAATTGCAGATAAACTTCCAGAGCGCATCTAGGTCTCCAGCGGGGGCATGTCCGAGTAGTCCTCCATCTCCTCCAGCGGAGGCATCTGGGACAACTGGTGGGTGTCCAGCGAGCGTCCATCGATGGCATTGTAGAGGGCCGTCTGGAAGCGCTCAGCCCACGCGACGGTCACATTGTCGCGCTCCAGGGTGCAGGCCAGCGTCTGGCCCTCCTCCCTGTTGATGAGAATCTCAAACTTGAACTGCTTGACGGCTCCGTTGGGACCATCGGCCCACGTCAGGGTAGCGACCTCCCATCCCTCCTCGTTCGGAGGCACGATGGCGACGGAGGGCGTGTCGTTCATGTAGGCAAGCGCGGTGTGGATGGCGTTGGTGAGGAAGGCGGACATTCTAGCGATGAGGTTGTCTGGCCCAGGGCCTTCGAATCCGTTTTTGGCTGTGGGGCGGGCCACAGGGAGAATCGTTGAAAATGGATTTGTCCAGTCCAGACTATACTCTCTCTGGGCGGCTATCACAATATAATCACCCAACATCTTCCAACTCTCCACACTCTTCCAACTCTACTCTCCACTCTAAAATGTCTTCTTCCCTCACGTGCACTCGCGAGCAGGTCGAGATCGCGCTCGATGCCATGTGGGACGACATGGCCGCGAAGTACAACACGATCGAGGATGTGAAGGCGCGCCTCGTCGCCACCATCTGGCCGCAGCAGCTGGCCGCGATCGTTGTCTTCACGCCCCCGCAGTCGGACTCCGAGTCCGAGGGCGTCAAGCGCGGCCGCAAGAAGGGTCCCATGACCGCCGAGGCGAAGGCGGCAATGGTGGCCAAGCGGGCTGCCACGATCGCGGCGAAGGTTGCGGGCACGGTGGTGCCTAAGGCCGAGAAGCCCGCGAAGGAGGTCAAGCCTAAGGCCGAGCCTAAGGCGAAGCTTACCAAGGAGGAGCGTTCCTCTGCGGCGAAGGCGCGCTACGCGGCGCTCTCGGAGGAGGCCAAGGCGACCATCCGCGAGCGCATGGTCGCGGTTCGCGCCGCGAACAAGGCCAAGAAGGCCGAGATCCTCCAGGCCCGCGAGGATGCCAACGAGGAGGACTAAACAAAACCC